AAGAACATCTACTAACTAGTTTTAGTTTGCGAGGCTCCACCAATAGTGATATACTGGATTTTGGACTCGTCGTGCTTGAAAGAATGGTAAGGTCTTTCAGGAGGGCTTTGCATCAATGCGCCTATCACAGCGACTAAGACAATGACTATGATCCACACCATCAATAATGGTGTGGCATCATGCACCACACGAACGGTTACCATTCTAAAAATGAAAGTGTTGTGTGAACGTTACAGTTTCACCAACAACAGTCATAGAAATAGCGGGTTCCGTTTGGGTCTTGACATCACTCTCTTTGAACACAGCAGTTCTGGCAACATCCACATAGGATGTGCCCTCCGACCTTCTTTCCTTCGATCGCCCACGACGTTGAGCTTCTGGATTTTCATTTGTGTTTTCCATAATAAAATAACAGACAGAAAACTTAAAGATAGAGGTGATGTGGTAGGTATCATGCCCCGGAATACTGTAAGAGGCTAACTTCCTCTTGAATGTCAGTACCGATCCTTTCCATCTTTAAGGGACAGAAATTCTCCTCCAGGGCAACTTGTTCATCAGGGAGAAGCCCAAAAGCTAGCCAGAAAGAGTAACGAGAATAGCTTGTTGGTGTGGCCCCAGTGAAGGCTGCGCTACGTGAAAATTTATATTTCCACTGCTCGCGCAGACTCTCAGACAAGTCAGACGACAATTTCTCCTGCTTAGCGAGAGGAAACTGCTGAAAGAACTTAGACAATACTGGAACCCCATCATTCATGCTACGCCCGCCACTACCCACTGCACTAACCCAAGCTCTCATGTGTTTCTCAGAAGCCAGATCGTTGATAGAGTGCAAATCTTTAGACATGGATTGATGAAGATTTCTGATCATACGATAAGAATCTCCCACCAACACAGGCCTAGTTTGGCAAAACTCAAGTCTCTCAAGCTCATAAACAGAAGGTTCCACTTTCATTGTGAATCCTAACTCCTTATAATACTCGATTAACCCCGTCCGGACCAAACTCTCAAACTTGCGTTCCACAACCAACATGCAGTCATCGCCATTGTTTGCCAACCTAAAATGTTGAATGCCCAATTTTGAGCACCAATTGTAAACGGTGGCACACATAATATAGCAATTTCCACTTGATGTGTTCATATCACCTGACATTCTGCATCCTTCCACTTCATAGCGGATTTCACCATCAGGGCATCGAGCCAAACCACGATTATTGATTTGCCATTTCAATAACCGCTGCAACCCCTTTCGTTGTGATTGGGGGAACATGGTAGGCCAAATTTTATGCTCAAATTCCAGTGCATCTCTAGATATATGCTGATCAAATCTGCTGGCATCCATTCCTATGCCAACAGGTTCTGAAAAGCTTTCCCACATGCTCTGGAACTCTTGTCCAGCCTCATCAGAATTGAGACCTTTGAAGATGGTTCGTCCTCCAAAAAGTTGATTGATACCCTTGAACAAATACTCCTCACTATGCCGCAAATAGCGTCCCACTTCCACATTATACCT